CTACACCCCATCAAATGAGGCTAAACGTTCTTTTTGCTCCCCCGTTAAGTTGAAAGCAAAGTCTTCATGCTCAATTTGCCATGTACCAAAGCTCATAAGGAAAGCAATAGCAGGGTCAATCTTGTTGGCTGATTTCTTTTTATTGGGCTTGATATTCGCGTTTGCGTCCGTTTCCATGACGACATTAGCCATCGCCCACGCAAGCACCGGATCGCCATTGTGACGAATGATTTTACGATTAACAAATACCTCGGCTGATTTCGCCACAGGGCTAAACTTCATGTAAGTTTGAGGGAATGGCTCAACATCTAACCCCGCACCTTGTAGCTGAGTTCTTAAGTGGGTAGCGTTCCATGTATCAAAACCTGTCAATTTGATATTAAATTGTTGGCTGTCTCTAAGCACATCATCACGAATGCGATCATAATCAATACAATCACCAGGAGTGGTACGAAGCCAACCTGACTTAACCCATTGACGGTAAATAGCCCTGTTCTTATTGGCGGGGTTCTGTAACTGCGCTTCGGGAATATAGTGGCGAGTCAATAACAACAATTCATTATCAACAGGAAAGGTATAGCAGACACTGGTAATATCCCCCGTAGAAGATAAATCCATTCCCGCATAACACGCTAAGCCTTTAAGGTCTATTTCGGTATAGTCCATTTTACACGCTAACCATGCGCCCTCACCCATCCAAGGCGTTTCCCCCTGACACCAGATATTAAAGCGTTTGGTTAACATTTCTGTCCATTGTGAGGGAATACCTCGCGCCTTTTGTATCGTGTCATACAAAGCATCACCATCAACCGACACATTAAGATTGGGATTTGCCTTTATCCACAGCCTTTCATCGTCAATTTCTTTTTCGTCATCAAGTTCATAAATCAAAGCAAATAACGATTCATTTTGTTCTTCACCGGCGAGGATTTGACAACAATAATCATAATGTTGTTTACAGGCTGAAATGACATTGCTCCCTGACGTTGTGATCGCAAATAAAATCCCTTCAGGACGCGCCCCCATCCCTAACTCAAGAGCAGAATAAACCGCATTATCAGGGTGTAAGTGATATTCATCAACAATGGCTAAACTGGGATTGGTTCCCTCAATCGTGGCGGCTTTAGCGGCAAGAGGTTTCAATAAGCTATTACGTTTCGGATTAATCACTTTATGTTGTTGTATGGCTACCCGTTTTTTAAGCGGTTTAGACAGCACACACATTTGACGGGCATCATCAAAGACAATACGCGCCTGATCTCGGCTCACTGCAGCGGTATAAATATCTTGCTGCCCGTTTTCCATCACCAAGAACCAATTAGCCAGTATTGCTGCAACGGTGGATTTTGCATTTTTGCGGGGAACCTGAATATAAGCACTGCGGTATTTTCTTCGCCCCGTTGAGATCATCTTGAAACCAAGGAGATTCGCAAAGGCAAATTGTTGCCACGGTTCAAGCTCTATCGGCTTACCTCGCAAGTGCCCTTTAACATGCGGGCAAACACGGGAGAACCCGATAAAACGCTCTACGACCTCATTATCAAAGGTATAAAGCGGATTATTTAAGTCATTATAGTAACGTTCAACGGCTTGCTTTAACCGCTGACAGGCAGGGATTTTACCTGTTTTAATATCGCTTGCGTACTGCTCCCATGCGTTCATAGGCGATCTAATTCGTCCTCTTCCTCGGTTTCAATTGGATTTTTACGACGAGAAACGGGATCGAACCCCAGTAAGGAAGACATTTTAATCATGATTTTTTCAGCATCAGCCTTGGCACTCAATGAGGGATTACGGCTCTCACTGCCTTGACTATTGATAATGCTAAACCCTCGATTATCTAAGTCTTCAACCGCTTTACGGTACATCGCATAATTGACGCAATACAATTCTAAATTGTTCCAATCGGCTAACGTCAGATCGTCACGTTCTGCCAATATTTTGGCTTTTGTTTTCCACTCTTTCGTTGCTATCTCATTAAGATAAACGGGGGGTTTAGGTGCTCTTGCCATAACTATTTCTGTTTCCTAGTAAATTATTTTCAAAAAAATTACCGTGCGTAAAAATTCGAGGAGGGGGGCGGTTCCTGAGACGAGGCCGTTTGTCATTTTTGATACCCCTACCCTTTCTATATGTTTCTCTAACGATTTCCGAAACATTCCATTAGCTCCCTATCACGTTGAGTATTGCGCCCTGTAATGGGCTTTGTAGGCGTTTTTAATTGTCGTTGTCTATACGGTTCACTGTGCTTTAAGAGTCCTTTAACCAACTGATTTATTTCATTTTCACGCATTACGGTTATACTCATCTCGCCAATCATTATTCCGTGTTGCTTTTGCCTCTAACTCTCGATACTCCCCATTTTTACGCTTTTGCTTAGTGAGTGGATCATGCTTAAAGGTTTTGGTGTTATGACAACTGTGACATAACGCTTGATGGTTAAAATCCACCCAAAACAATACGTCACTATCACCGTTAATAGGAATAATGTGGTCAACAATGGTTGCAGGGGTATATATCCCTTTATTGAGGCAATGCACACATAACGGATTTAACTTGAGATACTGTAAACGGTACTTTCCCCACTGATTGCTATAACCTCGTTCGGTTCGTGTCCCTCGCTGGCTATCCTGTTGTCGTCTGGCTTCTTGTTTATGTTCTTCACACCGTCCAGACTTCACCCGCTTATTACAGCCTTGATAACTACAACGCTTTAGGGGTTGCCATGGCATCTAGTACACTCCCACATCTCGATAGGTTGACCACAGAGAATGAATAGTCAGCGGAACTTCTTTTAATCCATCACTGCCTATCATCTCTCGGTTCTCATAAAGCAAACTGATATACATTAGACAGCCCACCTTGATCGCTGGAGTGAACGACAATCCATCATCAAATCGTTTACCGATATGTTGTTGGCACACTTCTAATGCGGCATCAATATAGATAGCTAATATGGCATCGTCATAATCATCATCAATACGGCAATGCAACTTCACTTCATCAAGGCTGATATTAGGTTTAGTCACGCTCTACACCCTCACAAATAATTTCCATACTGCCCTTGGCTTTATCGGCCACAATACTTTTAATATCCCAATGATTACCGTCCGTGCCGGCGTAGCTAAACATCAACCGATCTGCTGTGGTGATATCAGGAAAATAACGAAACCAAACTCTCACCGTGGTTTCACTCTGTGTTTGCTGACTGCTAAAATACTCGCGCCCTCGGATCCCTTTTACCTCAGCCCAAACTTTCGCAATATCGAACCACATCACCTCATTACCACTAAGCGCATCCGGTTTAAGCTTTGAGCGCTGAATAGTTACCCGTTGATTCATGCGCCCCGCTTTCATTCATCCACCTTGTCAGACTCTTTTTTAACTTCAACGGTCTGTTTCCATGCCTGACTAAATTCATCACCACCTTCACGAGGAGGCAATCCCTCACGCTCACGGGCTTCATTCGGACACATGACTCCCGACTTAATCGCGGTTTCATAACTGCGGAAACGCTCCGTAGGATTAGCGCGGAGTAAATCTGCCGTATCAAATTCCACTTGATAGCGAATATTCGGTGTAGGTGAAGTCAATAACAGCGCTGATTTAATTTGTTGCTCAAAGTTGGCTAACCATGGGCGCATAGTGATGGTCAGTAAGGCACGACTTGCCTCACTAAAGTTGCTGTAAGTACTGTTGGAATACTCTTGTAAAAAGATAGGGCTAATGTTGAACATACGGGCAATATCTTCAATGGTAAAACGCCTTGAGGCTAACCACTCCGCATCTTGGTTACTCATGCCTAATTGTTCATATTCCATGCCCCCCTCAAGAATGGGGGTTTTCCCTGCATTACGTGCCCCTTTGTAGCGTTCTAGGGCTTCCAATGCCTTAGTTCCTTTGAGGCTATCGAGCCATTCACCCGATTTAATAATGCCAGATGCCATCATGCCGTCTTTCATAATACTCGCGCCGTGTCGTTGTTGAGCTAATCCTAGACCCAATGTTTCACGGCAAATCGTGACGGGTGAGCGACCTAAAAAACCGTCATCGGTCGCATAACGTAAATGTAAGATTTCTTCTTGTAAGTAGGTTTTCACCTTACCGCTATACGGTTCAGTCACGGTATAACTGTATCGGTGCTCCCCAAGTCGATTAATCACTACCGCACTAGGGGGATAAGGGTGTATTGATTTAGGCTGCCCATCTTTTCCCCACGCAATCACCGCATAGGCGTTACCATTGAGCAAACAATGACGCATTAACGTGCGCTTAAATTGAAAAGCGGTCTGACAGTCATTCGGGTTTTCATTGAGAAGATAATCAACAGGATGATCACTTAACCACTCTCTTGATTCGCGCCCTTTATCATTGTGTACCCGATACAGAAAACAGGGCATGGAGGCAATAGCTTCACTAATGACCGTCACCGCATTCATCACGGCAGGTAAGCCCTCCGCAGTTGACGAGCTAACGTGTTCCCCTGAATTTGTGTTAGATATCCCCGCCAGAGAAAGAAACTCATCAATACTTAAACTGCGGGATTCGGAGGCTTTACGTTTGAATGGCCACATTATTCCACCTCAACCAATTGTAACCAGCGGTCAAAATCTTTTACCGCTTGCGGTTTACTGAGTGTTAAGGAGCGTTTGGCAATTTCTACGCCGCTATCAGGATAAGCGGGTAAACTGGTGATGGTGATTTCATGGAGTTCGGCTTCTAATACGGTTCTGACATACGGCTCTTGACCAATATCCCACTGATCTTTAATCGCTCGGAAACCAAAACTCATACCGTCAATATCACCTCGTTCAACCAAGGTGAGAACATCACGCCCTAGTTGCGTATCAGGCGGAGTGAGTTCAAAACGTAACCCCGTTTCATCTTCGGTAAGTTGTAATGTGCTAGAAGTCGTGCGCCCCAATAGGTTAGTGTAATCATGTTCGTATAACGCCCTGACATCACTCCCTTTTGATAAGCTGTTACTAAAGGCATTTTGGGAAAATTGTTCGACAAACTCATCCCAAAGCACATGAGAGCGTAAGCCCCATTTAATGACATAACCCACCAGCTTTTTATCACTGGCAGAAAGTGTTGCAGTACGGATTTCTAACTCGGTATTTTTCATAGCCTATTCCTGACAAAAAAGAGCGCTCCTGAGATCACAGGAACGCCCCTTGAGTTATTTACCCGCGACTTTAACTTCCAACACTTTAATGGCGTTAGAATCCACCAGCCCACCGCCTAAATATTTATCGGTGTGAACTTTGATAAAGCCGGGTTCAGTAATGTTGTCAGGGCGAGTACGTGTACCCGTTTCATGATCCACAATGAAGTAACCGCGTTTAAAGTCACCTAATGCAATCACATCATCAGCCATGTTTTCGAGATAATGAACCGGTAAGCCTAATAAGGTATCAGGATCGCCAGACTGTAAACGGTCACGCCAGATATAATCCCCATTGCCATTTTTCAGCTTCTGTACTTTAGCAGCAGTATTGGAATTCATCACCCAAACGGCATTTTTGCGATATTTCGCACGCAATTTAAATTTCAGGTCAATCAGGCTATCGGCTTCAATGCTGGCAACGTCAAGTTTTTCCAATGTACCGAACGCGCGCGCTTTATCGGCTTTGGCTTCACGAGGATAAGCTAAGAATCCTTTTGCTTTTTTCGTACCATCACCCGTCACAAGATCGGTTTCTTCGGTATCAACAAACGTGTCGCCAATTTCAGTGGTTAACCAGCTCAGAATATCCACATCACTAAAATCAATAATTTCTTGCGTAGTTTTGGGGTAGGCGTAGATAGGGAATAATTTGATACTGACTTCTTCTAACTTCGGTGTGCCAGTTTCGGTGCGGGCTTGCCCCTCTTCACCGTGATTGACCTTTGCCCCACCCACAGAAACCAGTTGTTTATATTCGTTGCTGTGCGTAGTTTTGATGGTACAGATTTTACGCATCACCGAATCATCGGTTAATTGCTGCATAATCTGCTTATTCAGTTCAGGAATAACGGTATAGCCACCATCAGCCGGAACCCCTGTCGATAAAGTACGGGTTTCCCCTGTCAGGATATAATGACGCAATTCATCATTACTGACGGCTTTATCACCTAATACGTGTTTCCCTGTTTGAGTGCGTTCTTCCTCTGCAATCGCTTCATAACGGGCAATTTCAGTATTCAGAGACTCCGACTGACTACGCAATTCATCAAAGTTTTTTGCTTCATCTTCGGTGAGTGAGCGTTTTTCTGTTTCTGCTTTAGTGAGCAATGAGCGCATTTGCTCGGTGAGAGTTGCCTTTTGTTGGCGTAATTCGAGTAGTTTTTTCATGAAGTGGTTTCCGTAAACAATAAAATGTTAAGACGTGAAACCAGCTCGGAAATAGGGGAGACCGTTTAACTGGAGATGCTTGTCTGATGAGCAAGGATTAAACGGTCAAGTGGCGGCTCACGTCTGAGTGCCACTCATTAATATATATCTGAAAAATATAATAAAAAGCCCCTATTATTGAGAAGGCAAGCATACAAAAACATGGGAACAGATAACTTACACTTCTTTACATTGTAATAAAAAACAATTATCTACTGTTCATAATATTGGGTCACGTAATCTTCAAATTTTTTTATTTCTAATTTAGTTGGTGGCGAAACTACCAAAGATATTAAATAAGTTGCAAAAGCAAAAATCAGAAAGAGAATTGTGGATATGAATTCTTCACGGTATATAGTAAACACAGAACCCCAAAAAATAATGATACTTTCTAAGAGTAATAACATTGCTATATTTTTATCTTTTCTAACTATATTTTTATCTAAAGTTATTTTTTTATCATTCAATATTAAATATTTGTCAAATTTCTTAAAAAATCTCATTGATTCATATCCATCAGGATGGTTATTTAAAATTAAAATTGCTTGATGTTGAATCTTATCATTCGATATGCCTAATAATTTTTTTCTTATAATTCTATTTTCTTCCTTTTTTGAAAAAGAAACTATTGAATCATCATCAATATAATCAGAATTACTGGCAATGCTTTTTAAAAAAGTAGATGTTTTTATCTCTAACTTATTCTTTTCTTTATATTCATAAATAAAACCATTTTTATATAAAAACAAACCTATAATACTAAGAATAAATACTATAAAAACGCCTAACAACCCATAATTATTTATAATGTTATTAAAAACACTCTCTATAGTTCCCCACATATATTAAATCCTTTTTTTAATTATTTATCACTCAACCATTCGGGTACATCATTCATTATTTTTCTAAACTCTTGCAGTTGTTCAATTAATACATCTAATTGTTCTTTATTCGTTGCTAAGATTTCCTCTGATAATGTGTGTCTTAAATTTCCGCTTGTATCTTGAAAGAAAAAAGCATGTCCACTAACCAACTCACGATAATCAGCCGTATGTAAATCATCGAGTTGTGTAATGTTATGATAATCATAATGTGCCTGTATATCTTCTCGCGTAATCGGCATATCGCCTCCTAATTTAAATACAATATTACCTGCCAAAAGAAGCCTTTTTAAAACCTATTTGCCTATTTTAACAGCACTTAAACTAAAAATATAAAAGGTGCACAGGGTGAACAGTTGGTGCACAGTTGAGAAGTAACTATGCACCCTATTTTTACATTATAAATCAATAAAATATAAAGATTGGTGAACAGGGTGCACAGTTGAACATAAAACTTTATAACTAGGGGGGGCTAACTTTTTCTTAATTCAGGTACTGCAGGGAGCCACTCATTAGCTTCATCAGTTAAATCAACGTTATAGTAATAACCCCGTTTCGTTTTAAACTTTCGATAATCCTTTTTATACTCTTGCATCACCTTAGGTAATGAGTCCCCAAACTTGGTTAATGTTAACGGTCTATCAAACCCATAGGCTTCCATAAATGATAAATAAGCATGGTAGAGATAGATCCTCGGCGCACGAGGATAAATATTCTTATTCCCCATCTTCATCCCTAACTCTTCGCCCAATGAAACCAAATAAGCACAAAAGCTATACAATGGATCTGAGTTACTTTTGACGGCTAAAGCTTCGCCTGAATCTCTCTGTTCTTGCAGTAATAATTTAGCCTTATCTTGGCAGGTAAATAATTTCAATAAATAGCGAATAATAACGGGTAACTCTTTGCTTATCTTCTCAGGTAACAAGGGATCTTTATCATTCTCTTTAACGGGGGTATTAAAAGAGAAAATAACCCGTCTACGTGCTATCCCTCCGTTACGTTCAGTAAAGCTCATTGGTTCGTTATTCGTCGCTAAAACAACTGCTTTAATAATGGTTGAAAATTGTTTCTCATACTTACCATCAACCTCGATTAAATCACCGCCTGTAATGGCTTTAATACCTGCCCCCTCTCCAACATATTTTACTTGGTCAGGTAAGGTAATGAGACTTTTACCCACAAATTGATAGCGTCCTCTCGCCTCATCTAAGGCTTTCATGTTACCACTGGCGGTATTGTGTTCCCCTGCAAGTAAAGTCGCGATAGAGGTAAAAACACTTTTACCACTCCCTCCCTCACCCGTCACTTCGATAAATAATTGCCAATCATACCGATTAGCTAAAATCATAAATAAGCCCGCATTGATACGGTTCATCTTTTCTTCATCGTTGCCCGCCGAATGAGATAACCACTTATAAAAACTAGGGGCATGTTGTTTTAAATTCTCATTAGATTCAGGCGCAGTGAATACGATCCCATTATGATTAAGTAACCAGTTTTCGGGTACATGAGGCTTAAATTGTTGAGTCGATAAATCATACACGCCATTACTAAAACCAATTAACTCTCGCTTTTGCTCACCTAAAACTGGAATTTGTAATTTCAACGCACCAATCGCATTTTTAACCCCCGTTGGGCTATAAGGTGTTTCATATTCATCAAAGATCGCTACCATTGCCCGTTGTAAATCACTATCAGATACTTTATTCCATACCCCATCGACATAGTGATAAACCATTTCACTATCTGGAATAATAGCGAGTTTTCCGTAACGTTCTGCGAGTAATGCGCCTCGTTGACTGGCCGCCATTTGTGAGAGATTGGTGTTCGCCCCTTTTTTATCCGCATGAATAACTGTTACTGTGGCTAAATTATCCATTTGGTACATTCCCTCATTAAATGCCTGTTTTGCTTTCTTAATCCCAAATTGCTGACGGTAATCATCCCAATCGGCTTTATCTTCTGTGGGCGGTAAAGTTACCCAACCATTAACCGTTTTAGCGGCTTTTTCTGCTGAAATTTTACCCACATTCGGCTGACCGATCTTAATATCATTATCCGCAACTATAATTATCTTTGCTTCGGGATAATGCTTTCTAGCCCATTCAGCAACAGGTAATAAATTCCCCTCATCAATCGCAGCCAACACCAAACCACTATGCAGTTGACTCACTGTTAAGGCGGTTGCGTATCCCTCGGCAATCAATACTGTCTCAGTCGTTTCTATTAATTCAGATAAGGGCATAAAACTGCCCTTTTTCTTTGTCCCTGATATCAGACGCTTTTCACCGTTAGGCTTGATAATTTGCGCCCCTGTGACCTCATTACCGCGCTGAATAATTAATAACATCGAACCATCAGCGAGTATTTTTACGGGGCAATCGTGCCCCTTTTGAGTCAGGTACGCTGATTTACCTACCGTCGTTTGAGCCACCAGCTTTTGTACCTTTTCTGCAATAGGTTGAGACTCTGATTTTGGAGCCTCCTTTCTGGCAGGTTCAGGTAAAGGCAATGACAAAGCTTGTGAGACTTCTTTGGCCGCCTCATAAATAGAGATACCTTTTACTTTGGCAATTAAATCTAATCCATCACCGTGATTAGGCTCATCACATTGGCGACAAAACCAATTGCCATTATGGTGATCATCAATAAAGTGAAAACGGTCAGTTCCCCCACAGACAGGACAGGCACCATGTTTTCCCCGTTCCGGTACATCAACACCACAGGCAGGCAGGATACCGCTCCAGTGATTTACTGCATTACGCTTTACTTCACGGATCAGCTCAATATTAGTCATTGCCTACCTCCGTATAAGGAAATCCCTCACGTTGATAGATTTTAAATTCCGCTTCATGCTCATTAAAACGCATCGCATCAATCAAGCGAGGTAAATACATCAATGACTCACCGATACGCCGTAAATCATTTTTAGCTTGGCTTTCATGGTAATCTTTATTTGCACAAGCCCCAAAAGCACACTCCCCCATGACACGTAATGTCGATAGCAACCCGTCACAAGTGTCAGAGGAAACACTTCTAAATTTTCGTAGTTCTTCTGTGCTCATGGAGTCCAAATCAGCCTTTACAAGATAGTCATAGATATCAGACATTATTTTCACTCCCCACCGCATGACTTAAAGCATCACGAACATTTTTTGTATAGTCGAGTGAGATGCTAATCATGTTAGCAACATCTTGATTGTCCTCAGCTTCAAGCCATATCGTTAAGAGAGTCTCTAACTTGCAAATATCCATAATCGGGCTATCGAGTAATAATGCTATTTCATTGTTTTTCATGCTGATACCCCGTTGTTATCACGTAATGATTGGCTAATTTGTTGGTTTAAATCACAAGCACTTGAAATCAAGTCTAATAACTCTTGAGAGCATTCATCCGATGCTTTTTCAAGAATGACGCTATATAGAGAGCTGGCTAAACCTGCTTTATATTTTGCTGTATCAATACAAATGGTATTAAGCATGATCTCCCTCCTGACGAATACGAGCAGAAAAGAGACAAGGTGAGTCGGGAAGTAAAGAACGAGCTTCTTTCTCGTTGCTGGCTTCAACGGAAAAATATTTAGATTGCTGGCATGAGAAGAAACGCCATTTAAATTTAGGGTGAGTTTGGGTAGACTTATACATAGCCATAGTGTTACCTCGATTAACATTGTGGTTAGAAGCCCTGTTAGTGCTACAACACTGCGGGGCTTTGTCATTGTTGAACGCTACAACATCCAACTGGCACCCAGTATAAACATTAACTGGCGCCCATTTCAATACTTTTATTAAAACTATTTTTGTGTATACTGGCACCCATATAAATAAATATGGAGCAGTAATAATGAGTGATAACGTTAATAATAAATCACAAAAAATGAGTGCGCGAGTTCCACATGAGATAGCAAACAATGTAGAATTGCTAAAGGAAGATGGGGAAAGTACCGCCCAGTTCATTGTTACAGCCTTACAAGGTGAAATTAAACGTAGACAACGTAAAGCCAAGCAATTAACTGAGTGAACATCATTCACTAGGTTCAAATCCCACCCACCAACGGAGGATAGGAAATATTGAACCAACCCGATACAATCGGGTAGCCCAATACTATTGGGTAGCCTTGAAACTTCCCCTCTTAAAGATGGTAAGTTCGTAACTAAAACTCTTAATGAGTTATTGTTCATAACTAGCTCTACTGAATGAAGTTGAATTAAGACAGCCTGCACGCTGTCTTTTTTCTTTTGTGCGTAACTATTAGTTACTCGCAAACTTGACAGATTTGTCGTTTGAGTAATGTTCATCATCAGCACTCCTCAACCCAATCAGATTGATGCTTACTCCACAACGCTCTTTCTTCACGCTGTAAACTTGCTTTTTCTTCCCTACAAGCCTGTAAATCACGACCTCGTTGTGATGATTTTTCTTTGTATTGCTTTTGCCTTCTGGTTAAGTCATTTAATTCGCCAAAAGGAACGCCATAAGCTCCCGTTCTACGAATAGATGGAATGACATCACGAAATACCCAATTAGCAAAACGGTGTGCAAAAGTCCCATCTTTAGTAGCTTTACGGCTACGGGTAATTAGCTTATAAAAACCAGATTCAGCCACAAGGTTAAACAAGGGAAGTCCTGCACTGGATTTAATACCCTTTATTGAACATAGGGTATTCTCATCACCGTCTAATGTTTTAATCGCATTTGTTACGTTTTTAATTTCTAAAGCTTTACAAATATCCGCAGCAATAAACCACGGTTCATTATTAATTTTAACTATCCGCACCTGAATGCCTTCAAAACGAATAACAGAAATATTATCTGAATTAATATTCAAAATATGCTCTTGACTGATTTTAGGGTGAGCGAATCCATCAGCAATTAAGCTGTTTTTTTCCAATTTCATATATTTCTACTCTTTTTATTTAATTAATAAGAGTTGTCGCGACAACATATTTAGCTTGAATGAAATAAGTTGCAAAAACTATCAAAACGAATATTTATCTTTGAATGTAATTAATACTTATTTCTACTAATTTGATTTACGGCTATATGGATTATTAATGTTTTCCACGGCTGGAGGATTGCGAACCCATAGCAATAAATCACTTAATAGCCATGCACAAGAATTACGCCCTAATGCTTTACGCGCAGGGAAACGCCCTTCTTTTTCGAGTGTATAAGCTGTTGTGCGTGAAATAGATGTGATGCGCTGGCGCTCTTTTTCGCGAATAAGGCGATCATACTGTTCACCATACTCGGCAAGAATAGAGCGGCGCAATTCTGGTGTTGGTGTTGAAAATTGATTTTGCATATTAAACCTACTGTATAGATGTTGATGTACACATTATGAGCTGTAAAAAAACATTTTCTAGTAAGTTAAGAATCTTTTAATATCATACATATTTCTAGTAAAACATAACCATTTCTAGAAAGAAAATATATTTTAATTAAAAAATCGCATACACATAAGGTGGAATTTAATTAATTGATTAATAAGAATTAATTTTTATTTGATATTTTAGGTACTATTTTAATAATAGACGTTAGGAGACAATAGACGACAATAGGAGACAATAGCGAAAAATAAACATTTTTAGCAAAATCAGTAAGTTATGCAAAATAAGCACTGTTTGAACAAACAGTAGAATTATGAAATAAGGTAAATAATAGAAAGATCATCAAACAGTCACTCATTGTCATGTATGGTCAGTCATTGAAACTCAATGAAATTCATTGACACTCATTGGTATGTATTGAAACGCTATAGATGCTTACAACCACCTATAACTGGTTATAGACACAATGAAGTACCTTCATAGTCCAAAGGTGGTTGGGGCATATTTCGAATATAGTAACAAAACCCTTCTAACTCCTTTAAACCTCTATTTTTTATTCATCTTTTTCATATTTTAGTATTGCCAAAGCTTCTTGTATTTTTTTATCAAGAGTAGCTCTAGATAAACCTTTTTTTGATAAGTTTATATCTTCTGATAATTTCATAATTGCATTTCTTATTGATGAGACTGTTATTTTATTTCCATCATAGAATGATCCCCCTACCTTATTAGCTAGTAAGGTAATGGTAAGACCTAACAATTTATATGTGTTTACTTCTTCATCTTCTTTTCTATGTAAACCTCTTTTGTTTTTACTTAATTCTACACCTGTAGATACTAAATCAGCCCCTCCTAATCTTTTTAAAATATCCTTCCCTTTTTGCTGTGAAGCAATTTGGGTTACAGCTAACAAACATCTCTCCTTAATTGGTTCTGGCGTTATTTCATCATCAATCAATTCATATGCAAGAGCGAACATATAATCCGCATCCTGTTCAACAGCAACAGAGCCACTAAACAAACCAGATGAATTAAACCATTTTTTTATTTGTCTATAATAAATATCATAATCTTCTTTTCTTTCTTCTGGAATTTCATCGACTCTTAACTCTGGATATAAACCACATAATAATAAAGCAAGCTGCTTTACATTTAATGTTGGTGCCTTGGCCTCTCTTTCAAATACACCTAATCTTCTAAAACTTGTCATACAACTGATTCCTTTTTTATCTCTAAAATAATTATATTTTCATGATTAGACATAAGTAGATCCAACCTTTCGCACCATTTGTTAAGTGTATCTAATTTCTCAGGTAAATATTGGCTTCTATTATAAATAGCCATTACTCCTGGTAGAGCATGACCTAGTAATTGCTCTACAATATGAGGAAATACGCCCATATCATTTAGCTTTGTTGCAAATGTCCGCCTTAAATCATGTAATGTCCAAGGCTCAGAGTGATTGAATTTCACCCATAAATTACGTCCATATTGAGAGACTGCCTCAGTTTTTTTTAATTCACCTAATAAATAACCTGTCTTTTTATTTGATGAATATAATTCTTTAACAAAATCCCGTATATAAATAGGTATTGGGCGAATAATTTTCTCATTTGTTTTTGTATGCTCTTTCGGTACAGTCCAAATCCAATTATCAAAGTCCCATTCTTTCCACTCTGATAATCTAGCTTCATGCGAACGACACCCAAAAATAATAAGAATTTTAATTAAATGCTTATAGTAAGGAATATGTTTATTCTCATTGAGTGATTGCCATAATTCCCCTAGTTCTTTATCAGTAAGTACCCGATCCTTTTTATTTTGTTTCTTACCAACATCAGGAATAGTTAAATCATCAAGAGCACTACTAACAGCATATCGCCTAACTCTGCAAAATTTTAAAGCTTGTTTGCACATCTGAAATACATAGCCAGTTGCAACGGGTGATTCTTGTCGTGCTCTATCAAAGCAATTTAACCAATAGTGGGTTTCACAATCACTTAAAGCCATTTCACCAATATAAGGGTAAATATGCTTTTCTAATTGAGCCACATGCCTAACTATATTAACTCGGTTATCTTTCCCGTAATTTTCAACCCAATACTCTAAAGCATCTCTCACAGTGACAGGCTTTAATGAGGATTGAACTTCTATATTTAGTTGTAGCTTTGGATCTTTGCCTAATGCCAGCCAGTTACGACACTTATCACGGAGTTCTCTGGCTTCTTTTAAACTCATATCAGGATATCGCCCTAGTGTTAGGCGATTTAACTTTTTCCCATCTAGTCTATAAGTAAAAACCCAACTCACACCACCAGCAACAGATACCTTAGCGCTAAGCCCTGCCCCATCAGCTACGAACTCAATTTTAGATACAGGCTTGCCATAAAGGGCTTTAACCTTTTTATCGCTCAATTTATTTAGTTCATTTGCCATTGATAGTCCAGATTGTTTATACAAATGTTTATACAT